TCCCAATACCCATAAGTTAGCCCATGAATATAACATGATAGACCAAATCCAATAACTAAGAATATCAAAACATACTTAGCTATATGAAAGGCATCTAATCTAACTAATCCAAAGGTTAAATGGATTGTACTATAAGTTGTAAAAGGCGACCACTTTGCAGGGAATATAGACTTACCACTTCTAAATACCAAAGTATCTAAAAATGAATCAGCTAACGCTACTAAAGCAAATAGAATAAAGGATAGCATTACTTTTTAGTTTTTTGTTGGTAAATTTTATAAGCCGCCCAAGCAAGGCAACCTGTCATTACTATAAATCCGATTGTTTCTGTTTTCATGTTAAATGATTTAGTGTACAAAATATTGAAATTGGAAGTTACCACCCCCTGTTGTTGTAGCGGTTGATTTAAAGTCTACCGTAGCCCTTTTATTAGTAGCATCCCCTACTACATATCCTGAACCACCCGCAAACCCACCACCACTATCTGCATTAAATATTAACCCCCATAAATCACTAGCTGTTAATGAAGCTGATGCAACGGGTAAAGAAATACCAAAAGTTGTAGTTGTAGTTGCAGAAGTTAAAGAATAAGAATAGCTACCTGAAACAGTAACTATATTACCTACTTGCGACCATACTGCTTGTGTAGGAGTAATGACAGATATATTAGCTACCCCTGTCATTGTAGGTGTATATGTACCACTTGTTAAAGTTTGAACACTACCATCAGCCATTAATCCTTGTGTAGATGTACCCCCTGATTTAATAAATGAAGATGCAGTAACACTTGAAGTGTGAGTTGCTGCACCAGTGCCATCTATTGTAAATTGTGGAGTAACCCCCGCTACTGCTATTTGAAATAAATTACTAGCGGTTGTTGCCGAAGGAGTAAAGAATATGTTTGCATCATTTAAATTATCATCACTCATTAGTATCCTAGTAATAAACCCGTTCCCATTATTATCAAATCTCGCAGTAGGAACAACAGTAGCTAATGATGCAGAACTAGAAATACCTGCTTGAAAATTAGATGTTCCCGCAGTATATGCACCTGTTCCTTGTACCCTTAATCCACCAAATACACTTGCACCTGTTGAAGTAATTGCACCTGAACTTATAGCCTCTGTTGTTGAAACAGTAGTTCCGTTATCGCTTAATGATGAAACTGCTAACGCAGTAGTACCATTCCCTTTATAAATTACATTAGATGTTAAAGTAGTAAGACCTGTTCCACCATTTGGAACAGTTAAAGCTGCTATGGAACTTAATAACCCCGCAGATGAAGTTGTAACTACTCCCGCAGTTGTTAAGTTATCTAACGTAACAGTTCCCGCAACTCTTAAACCATTTGTTGCTGCTACTGTTGAAGCTGAATAACCAATCGCAGCACCGCCATTTACTTGAAGTTTAGATCCAATTGTTGCAGTTCCTATTCCTAAGTTACTTGAAGTATTTAAAGTCATAGCTAACTGACTATTAATACCAAATTGTATAGGTACGGCTGCACCTATTGTTGTAATACCAAAAGCATAAGCCGTTGCTCCTGTTATAATAGTGCCTGGTGTGCTTCCTTCAATACCGAATATGCCCCTTCCTGAAAGGTTTTGCATATTAATAAACGTTGCGTTTGTTGTTGTTATTGGAGAAAGTCCAATCGCTTGACCGTTGACAGTATAAAAAGTATTACTTGTAAATGTTTTTTGACCACCTATTGATGTTTGAGTTGTTGACAAATCTACAAAGTTTTGCGTTGCTGAACCAGTACCACCTGATGCAATAGGAAGTGTCCCAGTTGTTAAAGCACTTGTCGAAGTAGCATATAAAGCACCGCCACTTGTAAAAGTTGTTAAATTGGTTCCCCCGTTTGCAGTTGCTAAAGTTCCTGAAACGTGAGTGGTTAACCCTATCTTTCCATAAGAAGGAGCAACACCAGCACCGCCTGAAATCAAAGCATTACCTGTTGCCGCATCTGCTAATCTGCTATAAGCAGTTGTTGAAGTTGCAGTTAATATATCACCGATTGCCTGTGATGCAATAGTTAAGTTAGAACCATCATTTGCAGCCAACGTTTTACTCGTTGTCGGGAAAGTATATGTCTGCGCTGCGGTTCCTGAGAAAGTGTAACCCGCGTATGCTGGCAAAGTAGAAACGCCACCACTAAGCAAAGGTTGTCCCGCTGCTACATCCGCCACTTTAGATAAAGTAGTTGTAGTATTAGCACTTAATAAATCACCTATTGCGTATGTAGATTGTCCCGTTCCGCCATTCCCTGCAATCAAAGTCCCTGCTAAAGTTATTGCCCCAGATGTTGCAGTTGCAGGAGTAAGCCCTGTTGTTGATCCACTAAAAGTTGTTACTCCTGTTGTTGGTGTTAAATAATCAGTTCCAGCCGTTGCCACGCTTAATAATCCTGTTCCACCGCTAGTTTTTACTAATCCATTAGTAGCAAGGTTATCGAATGTAACTGTACCCGAAACTCTTAAGCCGTTTGTCGCAGCTACTGTTGAAGCTGAATAACCAATTGCAACTGCACCGTTTACTTGCAAAGCAGATCCTATTGTTGTTGTTCCAATTCCCAATTGATTAGAAGTATTTAAGGTCATTCCCAAAATACCATTAGCCCCGAATTGCAACGGAAAGTTTGTGATACTTCCAATACCTGTTGCATAAGCAGTGCCCCCGTTAAGAATAACATTCCCCACACTACTTTCAACACCAAATATTGCACGGCCACTAAGATTTTGAGCATTCACATAAGCCCCACTTGTATTAGTCGAAGGTGATAAACTCACCGCCTGGGAAGTAGCTGTAAAAGTTGTGTTGTTTGAAAAAGTCTTTCCCCCTGCAACGGATTGAGTTGTTGACAAATCTACAAAGTTTTGTGTCGCTGAACCAGTACCCCCATTTGCAACTGCAAGTGTTCCCGCAACTGTAATTACTCCGCCTGTTGCAGTATTCGGTGTTAAACCAGTTGTGCCAAATGATATTGTTGAAACTCCACCACCTGTTCCATAATAAGTAGGTGATATTTTTCTTAATACCCCATTATTAGAAACAACAACACTATCAGTTCCTGCAGTTCCTGCGGCCATTGTTGGTATTCTTACCCTATGAAAAGTATCTATAATAATACCATCGCCATAAACTCCAGTTGCAAATGTACCCAAATTAAACTGACCTGAATTTTTTAAAGAACCCATGGCGTAATAAGAAAACTTAGCTAATTGGTTTAATGGATTATGTGCAGCATATCCGATATTCTCATAAATCAATTTCCCGTTCGTAATTGTTCCTGTATCGACAGATTCATGTCTTACTGTTGAAGCACCTTGAAATGTGTATCCAACAGAAACAGAATCCAAGGACATTAATATATTTGGGTTCGCTGTTCCAAATCCAACCCCAGGGCTTGAAGTAGTATGATAATATGAAGCATGGGGCACATATATATCATTAGTAAAGTGCGTCAATCCTAAATTGGATGAACCATCTGCTTTACCCGAACTTACTTGCCACCCACCCGTACCATCAAAAAAGTTTAATATTCCTGATGCGTCACCGCCTGATTGTATAAAAACTTTACCTGCTAAATCTCTATTAATATCATTCCCTGCATAGTTAGAAGGGTATGCTGTAAATTGTCCATAAACTAATGAAGGGTAACCTGTAACTCCTGATGCAGTGCTCACGAATAATCCTGAACGGGATGAAGCCCCATTGAACGGATTGTACACACTTAAAAAAGTAGTATGATTAGCACTGTCATAAACAGTAGGTGCGGTTGTGAATGTCTTTGCCCCTGCTATTGTCTGCGTTCCTGTTGTAATAACACCCCTTGCAGTTCCGGATGCATCTGGAACATTTAAAGTAATAACGGGTGTTGTTGTTGGATTTGAAACACTTGAATTTAGATCGGTTCCTGTTGTCCCTAAAGTTAAAGCAGCGACATTTGATACAGAACCACCACCACCACCAGTATAAATTGGGATATTTAATGTTGACCCAACAAGGGTCGCAGCACCTGAACCACCTGTTGTAGTAAGTGTTATTGGCACTTGATAATCTGTTCCTGATGTTGCCGAAGTAATAATTCCAGTTGACCCCGCTTTCAATAATGAATTTGTTACCGAAGACTGTCTTATCGCACCATTTACTTGAAGACCACTTGTACCATCATCTGTTGGTAATGTAGTTCCCATTAAAATTCTGCCAGCATTAAGTACTTGAAATCTTGGAATCATTGTGGCTGTTCCACCTGCGGTACCCAGTACAGACGTATTAATCATTGCATTTCCTGTAAAACTTTCAGCTTGAAATTGTGACCCATAACCTGACTGATCATAAAGCCAATTCGTACCATTATATTTAACGTTGCTTCCAAATATAAAATTACTATAAGCGGTTTGAACAAATCCTGAATTCCACCCACTTTGACCATATTTTATATAACCAGCTAATCCTAAAGTAAATAACATTTGATTGTTAACAGGATCCCAAGTAAAGTTATTTGATCCTGACAAAGAACTTGTCCCATTCCAATAAGCAACTTGATTTGTAATCCCTGAACCAGTAATCCCACCGCTTCCGCCCAATGGCCTAATCCAAGACTTATATTTGTAATAAGGCAATGAATCGTGGTAATTGATAAAAATAAATGCCGTGTCGGTTGGTAGGTTATAATAACTGCTATCCCGAACAGGAATGCCAAGACCACTAACAAAACGTTGGCGGCCGTTGATCGGAGTCCATGTTGCCTGAGAGAATCCTGTTAAAAAGGATGCGATCAGTATAAATATTAATAAGATTTTTTTCATTATGAAGTAACCTTTTTTTGATAATTGATGTAAAGTGTCATGCCAGCGTCGCAAGTTGCACCAACCAGGGTTAACACTCCCGTTGGTTTACTCCACACCCATTGCGATGTGCTTAGTGGGTGGATTTCATTAACAATGCTGATAATATCGTACCCCGCCAAATTGAAAGAATTGGTTGGATCCATTGGTGTAATAACCGTCGTCCCATCCACCGAACTTGTGTATTGTGTAAAATACCCCTGATAACCGTATGCAATCCCGCCACTTGATGATGGCGTTACCGGCACAACGATCGTCGCCGGGTCGATCCTTCCTGCACCACCTATATTGGCAAACAACACACTTCCATTTGAACCGTAATCGGTCGAATAAAGGGTGTTTGTTAATAAAAATGATGCGTTAAGGTTTTGATCTTGAACCAATGAATCGTCCCAAGTAAAAACAGTCCCACCAGGGATGCCCACGTTCAACCCCTGGATGCCATTATCCTGCATCAACTTGTATAAATAATCTAACTCGCCGTATGTCTGTAAACAAACGTCATATATAGACTGCCCTGATATGGATTGGAAGGTTTTCATTTACGGCGTTGCATTTGGGGTGATCGTAATTTTGCCGGAACTATCCACATCCACTTTCGGGTTGCTCACTGTATAACCATCCGATTTTAACTGAATGATCAGATTCTTCCTGATAGTTTGCTCTTGGCCGCCTGAATTTATATATTGAAATATACCCACACCGTCGGCTGGGTTTTCCTTCCACCATCCGGGAAAGGCGTTTATAGTATCGGCAATGTGCTGCGGATCACTTTCTGCAATTGCAAAATCCCCATTTTGTATTAATAGGTCATTGCCATATAATGCGAAATCCTGGTTTGCCACTATTGCTTAATTAATGTGTTTTCAATATCACTCCTTTGTGTCGGAGTAATTACAGTCGATTCAGGTGCTGCTGTTGGTGCTGCCGTTCCCGTTCCCGATGTTAGCGTTAAAATATGCGTGTGCGTATTGTACTTACTAACTAAATCATTCACCAGGTTTTCCAGGTTGTTTAGCTTCGTCGTTAACTTAATAACTTCCACCAAACCGCCATTAGAACCGTCGTTAAATTGAATGATTCCATCTTTTATGGAAAGAATAGAACTTCCAACAATCAAAAGAACTTTTTGTAATTCACTAAATAAGGAAATAAATGGCTGATTATACGTTGAGTAACTTACAATTACTGTTGAATCGACCGCCGGAAGCAGAAGGATCCCGTCGTCCAAACTGGCCATTAATTGCACATTTTCAATCGTCATGCTTCCCTGGCTGCTGATCGTTGTTACCACACAAGTCCTTGTTGGCTCGTCCACACTAACCACCGAAGCGGCATACAAACGAACTTTATCGTTCAACTGCGTGCCGCTGATTTTTTGTATTGCTTCAATTATCGCCCGGTCGTCACTCATATTTGGTTGCCTTTAGAATCGATGGTAAACAATAAATAATCTAATTCTATCTCCTGCCTTAACCCGTTAACGCCACCTGTGTACTTTACAGATTTGACAATATAACGGCCATTCCTTTCCGGTAATATGGGGTCAATTAAATTGATATAATCCCCACCCTGAACATACGGTGCGCCAAACGTCACGAACTTACCTTTGAACCCTGTGTAATAATACTTTCTTAGTTCATTAGCAGCCAGGCGTGCCAATTCTGTTGTTGTGGTTGCCCCTAAAAAATGCAACGTTCGCCTTTCCCCGCCTTCATTCGGCGGTAAGGGTGCGTCCTTATACCCAATAACCGTGTCGTATTGATCACTTCCATATCGAAACGTCACCAATACTTCCAACCTTGATTTCTTTGTTTTTGCCTGCCCGTCCTTTGTGTACTTTCCCGTGGTGGTTTCAATGGTATTTGTAGCCACTGCAGAAAGTGTGATGTCATCCTTTCTTCGGTAATCTAAGCTATCACTAATAATATTTTGCTGAAACTGGAAGGTAGAAAACACCGTGCGCGTCGTCCCGTCGGGCTTTGTTAGCGCATCCTTGGGCTGGTAAACAAATGACCCCACCCTTAGAACATCCCCTTTGAAATATGCTTCAAAATGGAATTCATGCCGTAACCTGGCTAATACTTCTGCAATCGTTTCATTCTTAGTTGTGAAATCCCCAAGTCCCGTGGACGTGGTGGTGTCCACTGTAAATGGCAAACCGGAATTCTTCATCATTTCCGCCACCATCTTTTCCACTGTGTATTTCTTAGCAGAAAAGAACCCGTTATTTCCGCCGAAGGCCTGCACCTGTTTTAGCTTGAACATATTGTCTTCCACCTTCAAAACAAACGGCTTCTTACTTGTTACTTCGCTAATGTAACCTTCAAACACCGTTTGAATCGGTGCCACTTCATTGCCGCGCTTGTCATAATATGCGTAACCCCACTTGATCACTATTTTATCGCCCCGAAGGAAGAATGGTGTCGTGGAACTAAACCCGCCAATATTCTGATTAGTACCGGCCAATGAAAACCGCTTGCCTGTGCTGTCCTTGATATAAATGTTCTTCGGCAGCGTTATCGTTCCATCGTCTGTCAGCGAATCCCAGGTTGTTAGAACTTCAAATTCATGGCAAAGTGGGAAAATAATCTGTTTATTGCGATCGGGAAACGATGCTGTAGGTTGTTGCGTGAAAGTGATATTTGTAATAACTCTATACATTAAGAAAACTGCAGTTCTATTGGTGTGTCCGAAATCGCACTGATCGAAAAGTTTTGTGTACTATACCCACCCGCTTCCTGCGGTAAAGTATAGTCTGCAACAACGACGTTGAAAATATCCATGTTGTTTAGGAAGTTGCTTGTCACTGGAATAGGAACAGGCGCGTCTAAAATCTTCTTTAATTCCTGCACGGTTTCCATTGGATAAACCCCATTAGCACCAGCAATGATCCCATTGATTGATACTTCATAATCGTCCATTCCAATATACTCCTTCACCGTTCCGTCACGGCCTTGTATCTCTGTTTTAACGATCTTTTTTGCTTGCGATATTGTACACAAAACTGCATCAAATTGCATCAACCTTGTAGTAATAACCTTTTTAGTATTTAGGTCTGTATAACTTACTGAATCAAAAATTAGGTTTATAACAACCGATGTTCCAAGTGCAGATTTATAAAGTTCTTTATCCCTTGGAATAGTCACCATGTCACTCTTTCCCAAGTAAGGGTTTTGTGGTGGTTTTAGGTGGTTGACATTCTGCATATTAAATGCGCGTGTCAAAAATGCCAGGGGTACACTTTTAATTACAATGCCTTGGGTGTTTACAGGATCGTTCTTTATTTCTGATATCTTCTCAGCAAAAGTATTACCCACGTTCGTTACAACGTTGCTGTTTACTATACTATTGATAAAATCGGGCATAACTCAATTATTTTATTGTCCTGCAACCCTTTGAGAATCGTTCACCGCACTTGTTAATGCTTCAGTCACCATTTCACGAATCTTAGCGGAACTTTCAAGCATATTAGTTGTGCTAATTTTTAACTCCTTCACTAAATTGCTAATGTTCACCGTAATAGTAATGTTCTTCTGACCCTTCGCGCCCTTGGCTTCCGGCGTAACCGATTGTGCCAGTGCTGCAGGTTTTAAATTCTTCTTTGCGTCTTTAGGTGCCGCAGCATTGTGCTGGCTTTTGTTGAAATCTTCCATCCCAGCTTCGTACCCTTCCTTTGCCGCCTTCCCAATCCGCGTCGCCGCATCCCGAACCGCACCGATCGTGCGTGCCATTCCTTCGGCCATCATCTTCGGGTCAAACTGCAGCATCCCCTGGATGGTAGTATGTAAACCACTAAATACATCCACAATAATGGATGCGCCTTCCTTTAGTACCGCCCAGGTTGCCCAAAGGCCTGCCCTGAACCATGCAACCTTCTGATAGGCCGCATAAATTGCCGCACCAACCGCCGCTAGGGCAAGGATAATTACACCAATAGGGTTTGCAGCCCAAGCCGCATTTAAAGCCCACTGTGCGGCCGCTAATAGCTGCGTGGCAATAGTTGTGCCTTCATACGCGGTACCCAATGAATACATCGCCGCAATCTGTATGTACGTCCAAGCCGTTTGTACCGCCTGCACCGCAATGCCTGCAAATAAAACCGCCCTGTAAATGCCATATGCCGCTGCAGCAATGCCAATGGCAACGCCCAGGGTCTTGAATAATATGATATTGTTCTTTATAAACTCCCCGGTTCTTTTCATAAGATTACCGATATATTCCAGTGCTGGGGTAAGATCGTGCAATAAAGTAATCGCAGTTTCACCCACGGCCATTTTAAGGGAATTCATTAATTTATTGAACTTGAAAAGCGGATCCGCTTCCGCAGCCGCCAAGGCAGAACCACCGAACTCGGTTTTTAGTTCCTTTAAAATATAGGCCTGTGCCTGCGCCTGATGCCCCGTGGCCACCATGCGTTTAACCATTTCCGTTTGTGTTTCGTTGAAGTTAACCCCTACACGACGAAGGGCAGTAATACCCCTTTCCGGATCCTGCAATGCCTTACCTAATTGAATGGCCGAACTCTGCAAATCCTGTCCCAAACGGGCAGACATATCAACCATGGCTGTTTGCGCTTCTTCAAATACGTCCTTAGTAATTGCAGGAAAGGTTACCATTATGGATTGCAACTGCGTGATCTCAGCGCGTGAATATTTAACGGAAGCCGCCATTCGGATGGCACTTGCTTCCAATTCGTCTGCCGTAACTCCTGCAGCGAATCCGGTACTTTTTAAACCAGCTTCCACCTGGGCTTCTGCCTGGTGCAGTTTTTCGTATGCTTCTATACCTTCATGCACAAACTCTATCCCCTTAAACATTGCAAATGAAATCCCGAATGCTTCTGCAACATGGAGTGCGCGTTGCCCAAGGCTGTGCATTGATCCTTCTAATTTATTAACAGCTGTGTCGGCTTGTTTAACCTTTCCGGTTAACATGTCCTTCAGCGACATTTCATATTCTACAACTTCTGCCATTTATTCCCATTTTATTTGGTATGCCAAACCTGTGAAATATTTAACTTGACCCCAAGCCTGGAAGAATTCTTCGTCCGTTAATTGCATTGGGTCTATATGCAAAACGCATCGAATAACAGCTGCCATGCAACTTTCATCCGATGCGTTCTCCAAATTGTATTTAGCTATTAACTCTTTTTTTTTGCCAAATTTTGACTGAACTTAACCAAGTCATAAGCCGCCATTGCCGCACCGATATTAATCTTGTCATCTTCACTTCTTTCGGAATATATGCGTGGATCGCTGTGTTCCTTTAAAATAATGATGTCTAACATTTCGGCCGCTGCACTGAATCCACCCATCACCGATTTATCAAGTACCGCGTATTTAACCGCCCGTGATGGTTCCTTAATGAATCCAACAATTTCTTCGCTATCTTCCGTCTCTTTGAAAACCAATGGGTAAACCTTAACGCCAAGTTGCTCAGAAAGCTGTGCCGCTTTTTGCTCTGCCAGTTCTTTAACCGACAGTTGTTGTTCTGTTGCTTCCATACTATGTTGTTGTTTTGTTTTCTAACCTAAACGTGCGTAATCAAACCAATGATCAATTCTAACTTGACCATCAATTTAGTGTCGCCCGATTTCGCATCAAAAGGATCATTCGTAAACTCACAAGCATATAAATTGTCCTGTGCAAAGGTAACTGAACTTCCACCAAACAGAACCTGGATGGTAAAAGGTGCAATTCCTAAAGGGTCTTTATTTGCTGCAGCCTGAATGATACGATTCCATTCATCCTTATACAAAGTGATGCTTCCTTCATATTCGTTATTTCCATAACCACGGCTGACAGGATCCTGGCCAACACCATAATTGTTCTCCTTCTTCTGTTTCTTGTGGTATGATATTTCAGTGATTCCAACAACGGGAACACCAAACAGGTTCAACTTTACGTTTGACCATGAATAGTTAACGCCGTTAATAATGGGTGTTGCTGGCATGTTTATCTAATTTAGATGGTTACAGAATAACCAATATTTACTTGAATATTTCTTCCTGTCGCAATTTCAACAAGGTTCACGCTAACAACCAGGAGACCTGTTGCTAAAACGTTCTGTGTTGCATTGATCGCCACACCCATTCCACTTAAATCCCCGTCACGAATCATTTGTAACAATGGCAATTCTGCAAGGCCAGTGAAGTATGCGATTGATTCATTTGCCAACGTACCGTCACCGTTCAAAGTAATAGGGCTGTTAAGCGCAGGAATCATAGAAGCATAAATGCCACGTGTTGCCTTTTGGATTGTTCTATTGTCAGCGATATAAGCATAACTGCTGGATGTTGCAATAGATGTGCTGTTTTCATTGAAGAATGAACCGGAAACACCCACGAACTTACGAAGAAAGATGTAGCGGTAATTCTGCATGGTAGTTAGCAAGCTATCTGTCACACTTGAATTACTGAATAACACCCCGTTTGCAAATGCGATCGTGTCACACTCAACACCATTGCTGATATTGAACTGCCCAACCCATGCAATGGATTGTGAAACCTGCGCGCTTGAAATAGCGCCAAGGGTTGCACCCAATGTAGTGATTGATTTACCAGTTGCATAAAACAATGTCGCACCTAATGCCGCACCGTCCTGACCTATGATAGCTGAACAAAGGTTAGCAGATAAGGTAGAAAGATTGGTTAAGGTTGAAACATCCGGTGTTGCACTGATATCGGCTGCATATAATGCAATGATCTCTTTGTGTGCTGCAACCAATGAATTACAAACTGCGTGGATGGTTGTGATCTCTCCGCTTACAAATGTGGCACCCTTAAAAATACCAATCTGCCTGATCTTACCGTTTGCATAATTCTGCATGGTGGTAATTTCAGTGTATGTGTATGTTCCAGGAACCGCAAAGATTCCAACGTACAAGTTCCCTTGTGGTTGAAGGCGGAAATATTCTTTAATGTGGTAATACCAAGGTGCGAAAGTTGAAGCAACGCCGCCTGTGAACTGTGTAATAGTTCCTGCGATTGTTGCGCCTGCGCTTAATACTGCAGTGATTGGTGTGCCGGTGTTTAGGAAGATTCCCAAACCTGGACGTGCGATGATAGTAACTGTTGCTGTTGCCACTGTCGCAGTATAACCGTGCGTGTTAGTTCCTGCATTGATTGCCGCACCGATTGCCGCTGCAACTAATGCTGCAGTTGATTCAGTCGCGGTTTTAGTGTATGAACCAAGAGAAACAACAACCCCGAAAGGTTCTGCAACTTTCAATGTGATCACATCGCCAACTGTACCGGGTGTGGTTACTAAATAAGAACCGGTTGCCTTAGTTTCGTCAGAGTAATCCCCAACGATCCCGGCGGTAACGGCATCTTGTAACGAAAAGAATTGCTTGATTCTATTTGATGTGGTGAAGCCGGAAGGCAACGTCGCACCGTAGAAAAGCAACCCTGAAATATAATCTTCACCAGGAAGGGGTCGGCCTAAGCCGCCCTGTCCTAAGTTGAAAGTAATGTTATTTAGTGCCATTATTGGTTAAGTTTTAACCGTTTAAAATATCTTCACGCGTATATGGTGTGAAGCCTGGTTTTTCCATGAAGAACCATTCTCCTGCATCATTTACATGAATTACAAGAACGTGTGGTTGTGCATTCAATACGGCTTTCAATTGTTCGTGGTTAGGTATCTCACTTTGCACCACTGGAACTTCGGGCTTTTCTTTTACTACTTTTGCCATTGTTGTTTTGTTGTTAGGTTAAAATTATGCAGTTACAACACGACCCATTTCTTGAAGATTTGTTCCGTTGAACATAAAATCAATGAAACCGGTTTTAGTACCTGTAACTGACATTGTACCACCTGACAAAAAGTTTGTACCAAAAGTCACAACACGCGCAGAAGCATCTGATGCTAATAACACGCGCACTTTATCACCAATATACAGACCTGTTACGGTTGCATTGATGGTTAAAGCACCTGTCAACTGTCCTATTACATACAAGTTCTCAGTCATGATCGGCGTGATCGCGATTGTTGCTGCGTAAGGAAGGGATTGTGCATCCTGCGTTGCGGTTCTTAAAGTATTGTCCTGGTTTGCTCCACGTAAGAAGCGGAATGAATTGGGCATTTTTTAATATTTAATGCTTTATAAAATTGGGGCAGATTTTACACTGCCCCGTTTTAATTTATGCGGTGATGTTTGTGTAAAGAACCACAAAGTCAGGGAACCCGATCTGTGTGTCCATTTTAAACAAACCTTTAATGAAATACAATTCACTGTTCGCCTGTAAGCGCGCTAACTGTAAACCATCCTGATCTTCTGTGCTGTTCACACCTAACCAAAGGTTAGAATCCAAATCAGGAGAAGAAATACAAGCAACGATGGTGTTGTCAGGCATACCTGCTAAAGGCACAACATCATAACCTTTGTAACGGTTAATACCTTTTTCAGTGGTGTCTTGGTTCTTGTAAGTTCCAAGCAATAAATCCTGTTCGTAAATTTGTTGAGTCAAATAAGACACATGGAACTTCAATCCCTTAGAGCCATATTTGAACAATAACGCCTGTGGAACAGAACTGTAAACACGGGCAAGTGCCGCGCTGATATTTTCGTGTGAACCATCACCTGTTCCTGCAACCAAAATCAATGGGCTTGAAACCTGGATGGTGGCAACTGCGTTTGTACCAGCGGTTGTTGCAGCGTTCAATAGTTTAGTAATTAAACCATCGAAATACATATAAACAGCGTCGCCAGTTGCTTGACCTTTTGAAGCAGGTGTTGCATACGATGCATTGCTTGGGTCGAAAATCAAACGACTTCTCCAAGTAGCATTTTCGAAGAATTCATTCAAACGCTTCATTGTCTGTAACATGGTGAATTCTTCTGCTGTTGGCGGAAGTTCACGATCCAATAACTTAGGATCCAAGTTCACTGCCTGCCAGTGTGCTTCATAATCACGTGGGTTAAATTCGATGTACAACATCAAATCTTTAGGCACTAACACCTGGCCATCCACAATAATGCTTCCGGTTGATGTAGGCGTTGCCGCGCGTTTTTGAATGAAACCTGATACTTCAATCCTTGGGATTGTGTATTGTTTCTTAATGCCATCCTGAACGTGAATGCAACCTTTCTTGGTTGTGTCCATATCGATTACCGGACGGGTTAAAAAGTAGCTGGCTGCGTCACCGGCATACGTGGTATCTGCAATTACTAATGCTTCAGGCATTTTTGTAGGTTTTTATTATTAAAAGATTTATTTCTTCTTATCTAATTCAATTGAAAGTCTCGCCATTGCCTGACCCACACTTGGGTATTTAACAGCGGCTTCGCCTTCTTTGCTTGCGATGGTGAACTTAGATGCGCTTTTATTCATAGCGATACCGTCCAACAATGCTTTTGTTTCATCAAAGTTTGCGGTTGCTTTAGCTTTCCACTCTTCCATTACAGCAACTTCGTTTTTGATTTTACCGATCTTAACAGCATCTTCAATAAGGTTTTTAGCCTTTTCTGCTTTTGCTGCATTTTCAACCACTTCTTTTTCTGCATTTACTGCATCCAAAGCATTCTTACAATCTTCATATTCTTTCTGTGCATTTTTGAACTTGTTTTCCATATCGTCCAAATCGTTCTTCATCTTATCCAATTCTTCTGCACTTTTTTTGTTGGAAGCATTCAAGGCTTCTTCGGCAACCACTGCGCGGTTTTCGATGCCTTCAATAGCTTTAAGGATGCTTTCTTCGTTTGCATCTTCTGTAAGGCTAAGTTTATTAGTTACTTTTAACATTTTTGATGTTGTTTGATTATCGAATAATTTGTTTAGAACCCTGTTTGCTGCTTCGTAGAATCTGCGCCCGTCGTTAAACGTGCGGGGCATATACTTGGTGTTTAACTTTACGGTGTGTTCTACCTGATCGCACAATTTCATTTCCGCCGCTTCGTCTGCCTGGATAAAACTTGTTCTGTCCATCATCCTTTGCACCGCGTCTTCCGACATTCCACATTTACCGCGAATCAAAGTGTTAAGGCTCTCCTTCATGCTATCCAGCAATGGGCTTGCAGTGGTTTCACCTGAATATGGGTTGTGATACATCAAAATCCCGTAATCGGCCATTACCCTTTTGCGCCCTGTTTGGAAAATAACACCAGCAATTGAAGCGGCCATTCCCATGCAGTAAGTATCAACCGGGGTTTTTGTTTTTAAGATGGCGGTACAAATATTGTAACCGTCCATTACTATCCCCCCCACGGAATTGATCCAAACCTGAATGCGCTTTTTGCCCATGTTATCTAAAGCCATTAACTCTTCCTGAAACAAAGAACCATCAATTCCCATCCCATCCTGTTCATCAAAACCAATATGCTTATTAATAAGCATTACCGGTTCGTCACTTTCTATATTTTGAACATACTGGAATTTCATTGTCAGACTAAAATTATAAACACATATTCTACTATGCGTGTTTGTAACTTACAAAAATTAATAACTATTTCTCCCAATGGTAAGGATCCGTTGTCGTTCCTGTTCCGGCATCCGATCGAAGTATTCTTTCACGGCTGTATTTACAACTTCACTTTTGCTGATCTCCCGACATTTACTCATGGCATCCACCAAAGTGAAATACTTTGGTGTTGGGTATGCCTGGATGTGTCTTTGAAGGGCAACGGATTTTTTCTTTGGGGTATCCATATTAATAAACTTTGCTTGTTTGCTTAACGTTAGGCGATCCAATGTAACCTGAAGAAACACCGACGATGGTGTATTGTATTAAAATAACTGTTCCTGTATGCGCTGGGTTTCCTGTAACCAATGAAATAAAGTTACCATTGCCCGAACCGTCCAACGTAACCGTAAAGGTATCGTTCAAGTGCGCCCAGGTTGTATTGTATTGCGCCCCACTTCCTGGAATAGAACCGTTGGTATTAACAAGGTTAGTTACTTGAATCGTAACTATTGCCCCTGCAGCACCCGTGATATTTTTCTGATCTTGTGCATAAGATGAATTGCCCGTAATAGCTGAATCGGTCGTAAATATACAAGCCGTTCCCGTTGTGCCGCCTGGGTCTAATGCAACATAATAACGTCCGATCATTAGTATTGTTTTAGGGTATAAGAAACTTCGTCGTTTCCTGATTCGTTCTTTCCGCAGTAAATGAAATACAAAAGGTTGTTAGCCGATGCCACTGCCGCAAGGTTTCCACTATCCCTGATAATTGTGCTGCCCGTTGGTGTGCTAATGGTCAGTGTTTTACTTGCGCCATAAGTCCACTTTAAACGTACAACAGCCCCTGGAACAGCGTTGGTAAAATCAAATGTGATCGTTGTATTATTCGGTGCAGAAGCAAAGAACGTCGCCTTATCCTGTTTGAAAAATACGGTCAATGATGCAGGAAGCGCAGCCACTTGTTCATTCACTAATATCCCTGGAACCTGCAGTGCATTCGCCAGGTCGCAAATGCCTGAACCCGAAACACCGGATGCAAACGCGATCTTTCTAATATTATGCACGTTGTAAGATGTGCCGTTTGTGAACGTTACCGGATCCGCATTCGTTCCATATTGTGATATTGAAATATTACCAACGGCCACCTGTCCCGATGTCGCAGTAAAGGTCGTCGCATCCACAAGGAAAACTTCGCCATTGTAGTAAATAGCACCTGCGCTGATCACATAGCTTAACCCCGAACCACTATTAACGCACCCGTACAAAATATAAAAGTTCGCATTGTCGGGCAAACGATGGATAATACTATTCCCAAGTGCCGTGATTGCTTCCTGGTAGGCCAATTGAATGTGATCAAGTGTACCTGATTTAACCGGCATTTGCGCGGTGCTTGTGATGTTCGATGTGGTAAGTGTCCGCATGGTTTAGTATTTTCTTTTTGTGATACTTATTTTTTCTTTTGTTTCAATACTTCTTTTTTTACCTGTCCATGGGGCAATTCTCAATTTTGAATTATATGCATGGATGCTATTTTCAGAAGCAGAAACCCATTCTAAATTTTCAAATAAATTATTTTTTTTATTCCCGTCTTTATGATTAACCTGTTTTTTATTTTCAGGGTTATCAATAAAATGTTCTGCTACTAATCGATGAACAAGAAATATTTTCTTCCCCCCATTTTTAAAAAGTATTATTTGGGAATACCCGTTTTTAGAACACCCAAAAATTCGCATTGCGCCTTTTAATATTCTTGTACCTTCTTTTGTTCTTCCATCAACTATCATTCTGTCTATAGACTTGACACGCCCATCTGAACTTATACAGTACAACCCTTCGTACCCAACAATATATTTCCATTCTGAAATTATATTCATTTTAATAAGTAATTATTGTGTATGTAACCCCCGCAGGAACGTATTTGTCCACGAAGGCACGGAATATTTTGTCATTATTAATAAGGGTGATATCAAGTGCATTATACACTGCCACGGGGCAATGGATGGTGAAGTTAGCCGAAACGGTGAAGGAAGAAACAGTGCCGATAAACTCTGATGAACTTAGCGTTCCCACCACGCTGCTTCCTAATTCTAAAGTTCCCACCCTGAACGTCGGAATGGTAATGCTATTATTTGAAATATAAATATCCGATGTGCTGTTTGGTTGGCGGAAAGTTGTGCCGAACCACTTGTTCATGGCATATTCCAATGTCAGCTTTTGCCCGTTGTACAGGATCCTTTCAAACATCCCGATAAATATAGGTTGGATAACTCGCCAGGATGCTGTATTTGTTGGAAGGTCGGTGTTCCCGTTTTTAAGGCTTTCGTAAATGATCTTATTACTGTATTTGACCTGCGCATACTTCGTGTAAGTGGTTGAGTTAACCCAAGTCGCTGCAGTGCTTCCAGTGCGATACGAACCAAACCAAAGATCGCGAAGATACTGCAGGCAGGAAAGCAGTATGCGCACCCATGCCGTTTGGCGTGTGAACCGCTTGTCCGGCGGTAACATTTGCACCGCATTGGTGTTAAAGTCTATATCATAAATCGTATTTGACATTACTCAGCAATGAAGGTTAGTGAATCAGTTAAGGTTTGCCCACTTGTAGTTTCCGACACCATATAACCAGCGATGGTTGCCCAAAGACGTCCAATGATTTGTTGGGATTGGATAAGGTAGTTACCTGAACCAAAAGCCGTCCCGTTATCCCTGGCCTTTACATTCACCAACACCACGTCGTTTACTCCGGTAACGTTTCGGATGGCGCTTTCAAGATCGCTAATTTTCATTTGACCATTGAAAGGGATGGCCGCCAGGAAGGTATTAATCGCCGCAATAACGTTGGCAGATATTACACTGCTATATTGACCCTGATAGTAAATATTTGCCTGCACATAGAGTTGATCGGGTGAACCACTGATACAGGTATAAATTACCCCGGCAATCCCTATTTGATTAACGTATGATTGAAGCGCGGATAATTGTGGGCTTGATAAAGCTGCAGGAGTTGTGCCTGTTGCCGATTTTATAATTACACTATTGGAAAGGTTAGTCGTTACCGAACAACGTGAAATGATTTGCAAAGTAGGATCCACCACGGGGTATGCTGGTGCGAAGTTTATTAACTGTACAACCTGTGGCGTGGCTGCGCTGTATTGAAACTTAAATATTTGCGCCTGTAACCAGGTTGGTGTGGCTGGGCTGGCTGCTGCTGCCGTGGCTTCCACCGAAGCGGTAAAGATATCAATCAACTGTTCCAATGCATTAATGGCAACTGCGACGATGTATGTAAATAGGCGGTAAACAGCACGTTTACTTGTGCTTGTTAATAGTGTGGAAAGTGTCGCGTCAGCTGCGATATTATCCAACATTTGTTGCTGTATGAGTGAAACTGATCGTGCCATTATTGTATTATTTTAAAGTCTTGTTGTCCTGGGTCATATACAGGTGTTGTTGCAATTGTCACATCGATTTCCAAGTTAGTCGGCGGAACGCTGTCGATATAACCACCGCGTGATGGATCATAAGGGCTGCCTTTACTATCTGTGAAATTTACAACAAATCCTATTATAAAATGATAAATACTGTCGTGGTCAAAGTCCTGTTGTTCGTTCAGGCAAACCATCAATCCACATCCGGTCGGTTTGTATTGGCTTAAAAGTGCAATGATTTGATCGCGCAAATCAAACACCAATAAGTCCTGTTCAAAGTTCCCTTCATCGTTAAAATACTCATGCACTAAATGGATATTGATGCCAAGGTCTGCGTTGCGGAAGTTTTCACCAATCTCCTGGTATTGTACCGGGCTAATGATCTCAACAAATACAGCTGGCTTTGGGAAGTCGTACAACTTGCCTTCATGTTCACTGCGCAATTGGTTGTTCCACACACGGGCATATATTCCCACGTTTTTACCATCGCCATTAGTAACGATCAATGTTGATAACTTGGTTAATATGTCCAGCAATGGTGCTTTTATCCCTGCCATACTTTTGCCATTTCATTTAAGATTAATGCCTTTTGTTTTTTACGCAATGCCACGCCGTCGCCCATGAACTTCCTTTTTGTAATCCTGGTTGTTCCGTCGTTCTGATATTTCGCATATTCTAAAGGCACAACCAATTGTATTTTCTCAAACGTTGCTAGCCTAATGCTATTACTAACAGCGCGGCGCAATTTGCCCGTTCTTACTAATATGGGGCTTGTCCTGCGGCTTAACTGTTTCGTCTTGGGGTATTTATACTCCGGTGTCCTAGGTTGCCGACGTTTTACTTCCTTCCACTTGTTCAATCCACCATCCCCACCCCAGCCCTGTTCTGTAAACGATGCCAAAAAGAACCGTTGGGTCATATTGGCTAATTTCACCGGCACGTCCGCCTTCATCTTCTTGATGTTTTCTAAGATTTTGCCTGTATGAAATTTGTTGTCTGCCATTAGTTTGCCAATGGCATTTTCCTGTTGAAATATTCCACCTTCATAGTGTCAAACTGATAAGAAGAACCGCGCTTAATTTCCACCCCATCAAAGGTTAGGATTGCTGCAGGATCTTCGGTCATTACTTCCCCAGCCTGGGCCATCAATACCATTAACCCAGCACGAAACTGATCGTGCGACGATGGTTTTAGTATGATTGCAGAAATAGGCCTGCGCGTTGCCCGTGCATGCCCTACACATTGCGCCACAAGGTCAATGGCATTGTTTCCGGTTGTTGCAACCTTTGACCAGTTGATCGGTGCCGGTTTAGTTTTTAATAATTCACTCATTTTTAATCCTTTTTTGGAATTGGTAAATCAAAGTTGTTTTGTGCAAACTCCACATCCCCTTTCGGAACGTGGAAATATGGGTGATCATCCTTAAAAATATAACCGTCCTTCCCTGCGTTCATTTTGAACACATCTTGCATTTCACCTTTTACTTCATTCACTTTTTCGTTCTTCTCCCCATCTGGCGTTTCTTTTTTCTCGCCTTCTTCCTTATCCAATTGCTCTAAAAGGCAGCGGCAATTAAAATGGTTTAGCGGTGCGATGGTGTTCCATATTGGGTCGTCCACCGGTGCCACTATCCCGTCCAATGGCGCACATATTTCAGAAGTGTTTGCATCCATAACCGCACTGTATCGTAAATAGGGCAATACTTCCTTGTTCTTTTCTATACTTTCCCACTTCACTGATTCCTGCGCCTGGCCAATGGCAGTATCGTATTCTGTTTTAAGCCATGTGGAATTGTACAAATCGAATATTTCTCCTGCCGCTTCTTTAAACTCACCAAACGAAACCACGGTCCCTTTTTCATTCACCAGGGCTTCGGTCATTTCCTTAACCTGTTGATAGGTCTTTGCCGCGCTGAACATGTAGATGTTTTCCCTAAGATTAGTTAATAGTTCCAAATCTGATTCGGTGAACTCACTAACCAACCCTTCGTTAATTTCCTTTGTAAGCGTTTTAAAATCTATGCCGTAACCTTTATAAGCACCCTTTTTTAAATAGTCAGCGATTGAATGATAAAGGCTTTCCGGCAATTCATATTCGGTTATTTCACCGTTAAATATGCGCTTGAAAAGGTCGTTAATATATTCTTCGCTGAATTCAAACATTACTTGTATAATTCTTTAAGCCTGTTTTTTACTTTCTTATCGTCGCGTGCGTCGTTTGATTTCCCGCCACCCGGTAATACTGGTGCAGGCAATTCGATCTTTTGTGAAACTATCCCTGTGCGTTCCTGGAAATATCCTGCATCCATTTGTAGGCCTGCAGATTTCATTGTTTGTGCGATCTGCGCCGTTATAAGGTTGCTGTTATCTTCGCGCACCCTTGTTTCTTCTTCTTCACCGTCGTTTATAAACTTGAAAGTGTAACCTTCAGGAATATTAACCAACCCAAGGTTTCGAAGTTTAGGGATTAGCTGGTTGTTGATCACCGGTTCCACGAAACGTGCATCCTGAATCTGTTTATCTTCCAACGCCTGTGCCACGGGGCTTTCTTCACCCTGTGTACCACCTAGTTTGCCTGGGGTACTATCCACTGCGTCTGCGTGTCCTAATATGATCTTTGAAACCTTGTCTTCACAACGTTTCTCTAAACTTTCGTATGATTTATAACCTGTGCCGGTTGTCTTTCCTTCCAAGAATTCTATTTCATCCATTGGATCCACGATGGCGTAACCAGCCGAACCCATGTTTCTGATAGCACTTTCAAGTTCTGATCTTTCCGCTTCTGTTGTTTTGGTGGTCTTTCCCACCCGGTAAGGCATCGCGAATAGTTCCACAAAGTCCCCGTTAAACCCAAGGGTATTGCGAAGGAATATTTCGTATAAAGCTATTTGATATAAAAGTCCATATCCGCAAGGGCTTGTGCCGTTGTCGGATTTAGTTTTCACATATACATGCCAATCACTTTGCGGTGGTTCCCTGAAATCTGCACCACTTGTGGCATAAATAAAACTGCCCACTTCGTGACGATCGGGGCTTATAAACCAACGTGGGATTAGTGAAACTTCATTGATTTGATCGTTGATAATATCGCCAAGGCTTATTAAACTGTAGCCAAAGAACCGTGCGTCCAATGTGTACCCTAGGAAATCCCCAAACCAGGTGGAGTTTTGAAAGTATTGTGTAAGTTCTTCATTTTCGTTTCCGTCCGCATCCATGATGGCGTATTTGCGCAACAGGGTTAAATCCTTCCGGCGTTCCATCAAACTAAAAACGTGACCGTTCAGGATGGTGTCAATGAAAATGCGCTGCATCTTAACACGGAATGGGTACCATGCCTTTTCTGCTTCTGAAATAGCGTCCCGCCACATAGAAACGTCTGTGCGTAAACGTTGCAACTGTACAGGGCTAATTACCCTGTGCAAATCCTTTGCAGCTGCTTCTTTGCTTGGGTTGGTATCAAAGCCAAAATTGGACGATTTGCCCAATGTAGTGGTGTTGAAACCAAAGTTCTTTGCCTTTTGTATTTGTCGGTTTCGTTTGGACATTAGTAAGAATTGATGTTTTTAATATTGCCGCCATAACGAACCCGTTGTCCTGATGCTGGCTGCAGCATTGGTATGTTTGCGGTTATGTCGCCCCTTCCTGCCATCTTCAACCATGCCTTGGCATCATCGTACCGCTTAACCCTTAGATCGGGAATATTGCGCGGGCTAATACGGCTGTGAACGTGGTATAAAGCAATGTCAACGATGTATGTTACAAGTTGCTGGCTTCTGCTATCCCCTGCGATCCAATAGGTCGCGTTTGTTGGTAATGTTCCGGCAGGTACATTGTAAGCCACCCCGCTTCCCCAGCGTTGTAATCCATTGTTGATGTTATCCGGTGCCACGTTTGACATGGGCAAGTTATCAATTGCACGGAACTGCAGGGCTGTTGATTGCCCTAATGGTTGCGTTGCAAGTGCGCATGTGTACACTTTACCTTTCCAGTAAACATTGTCGTTCAGTAAGTATTGCGTATTGTAATCGAATAAAGGGTAAGGGTATTTAGCATTGAACATATCCCACTGCGCGCCCAGCAAATCCCATTTAGCTGCATTGAAAGGTTCGGCCACTGTGATCGCTGTCTTGCAACGATAAACGGATCCTGCTTGAAGTGCCTGGCTTCCGATCGCGTATGTTGCTGCGGGGTTGTATTGCGTTGCGTTCAAGAAGATGCGATCAGTTGCACCGTATGCAATCGCGTTATCCCAAACGGTCAAATCCTTAAATTCTTGTGAAAGGTCATATTTCTGCACCAGGTAGCTTTGTGCTTCTGCGATGGCAGTAAGTTCCGCCCCGGTTAATACGGACGTATCGCCGCCGATGATTTGCGAAAGATTCTCAGACTGTATTTGCTTGTTCAGGTCTTTCGACATTAGGTATGCCATGTGCGGGTAAAGTTTACGACGCACTAAAATATATCAAAAGTTTTAGAAACTTTGTTTTGTAGGTTACATTTTTTTAACGTGAATAAAAAAAGCCCGCGTGGAAACGCAGGCCGCTGATCAAATGTAAGATTGTAAACCCTTAAAATTGGAACACTAAGATAGTGAAATTTTCTTCTTGTATCATAGTATATTATTTAAGGAGTGATTAGTTCAGGGTTTTCGTATATGTTTCCTATTACTACGGTAAATTCATCTATATAAAGACTCAATAAAGCGGTAGTGCTAGTGCTTATTTTTTTTCTACAAAATGCTCCATCTTCAAATATAACAATAGCGTCTGCGATAGAAGTTCTAGCTAAAATATCCCCTTCATAAATCTCTTTCCCATCTTTATCTTTTAAGCCTGTGTATTGCATTAGTTTCATTCTTGAACCTTCGGGTACTTCTAATGTATAAGTTGATGAATTAAACATTATGCCCGATGAGGTAATTCTTATACCATCCCATGCTATAAATTTTATTTCTCCCATAACCTTATTTATTGTTTTAGTGATTGTATGCGGTCAATTTCTGCTGCTATTAATGCCCCTGCTATTTGAAGTCTTTTAATATTATCATTCACATACTTTACCCTTAATTCCCATGCCCAATCGGGGGCATAGATTAGGGTGTTAATATCTTCTGGAGCATTGTAAGAAATAGCTGCTGCTGCTCTACTTAATTCAAAGCTGTCATGAATAACATCATGTGCTTCTGTATTGCCCCACTTAGCTATTTGTTTCTGTCTTTCTTCTGCGATTAATTCAATCCCTGTTTTCATGTTTATTTATTGTTTTAGTGATTTAAAAAGGTGTGGGCGGGATTGATGTAGTCAGTACCAATCCCTAGTCTGCTAAGAATCAGACCGTTTGCCCACCAAAATGATTTATTGTTTTAGTTATTAATTTGAATCATTACAGTACCTTTTGGAACACAATTATATTCTTCAATAACTTCTTCCCAATCATCAGGATTATCTGCTTTAACCTGTTCTAAGTTCCCATAGCATTGGTCATATTCCCAATAAAAATCTTCTTCTGTTATTTCTACTATAACATCTGTATGAGCCTGTTCTTCATCACCAGAAAAAATTGCTATTTGCTGATTCATTTGTTCGGGCGTCAATTTGTTGAATAATTCTTGGTAAGTCATTTTATTTATTGTTTTAGTGATTGTATTCGGTTTTTATAAAAGATTTATACCTAATTCTGGTGGTTATCTTGCACAAATACCTATTTAAGTGAATTGATAAAGTTTAATAAATTACCCATGTAAACAAATCTTGGTGATTCCGATTCTCCATAAGTATGATTATTCTCCTTCACCCACCTCTCTAACGCCTCTAAATGATTAGGGGCTGCTTTGAGTAATGCGTATTCTTCTTTGGTTAAGAAATATCCTTCTTGTAGTTCAACTCCTTGTACTGAATCTCCATACTTATTAACTACTTGATTAGGTGCTGACCATATTGTAGGCATCCAAACTTTAATCTTCTCTACACTAGATATAGGTTGTTCCCTTTTTCTCCATTTACAATACTCTATCCATTCAGATTCATCACTAAAAAGTGCTGTCCAACCTTTTGGATGCCTTGTAGGTTTAGTTAATTCTTTCACTTCATTAGCATTATACACCCTTCCTTCCTTTAATGGGGATAGGGATTTGAGAACTTCTTCTACTGTATAATTAAATCCATCATAATACTCTCTAGCCAAGTCAATCATGTGCCTTACTTCTTTCTCACTATACATTTTAACAGGCTTGTATGAGTTAATAGCTTCGGTGGCTATATTCATAATGTCTTCTAGTCCACCAATTAACTCATCTACAATGTTATCTTTAGGCGTACACCTAAAATTTTGTATCTTCTCTAATGCAATCAATAAATTATTCATGTTGTTTTATTGTTTATCAAGTGAAACCATTATTGAAATACCGTAATGTTGTGTCCTTCCTACAAATGCTCCGATATAAGCACTGTTTAGTACATACCAGCCCGCGCGGATCCCAATGTCCTGGTAATTGTTGCTGCCTACAGCGAAGTAAGGCGATATCTGCAACTTATCGTCAATGAATTTGTATCTGCCGGACATCGTAAAAACAAGATCGCGCCTGGCTTCTGATTTTTCCCCAACCTTGGATTCCACACCGCCAACCGTGAACCCTAACCAATCAATCCATACCCCGGCATGAACTCCAAACCCTGCGAATCCCGAAGGGTAATACTTCATAGATTTGTCGATCACAACGGCGGCGGTAATGTTGGGTGAAAAACCGGAACCATAAGACTTTGTCGGGGTTGTTCCACCCCAACACTGTGCGTTGCTTTTTACTGTAACTAAAAGCATAAATGCTAAAATTAATTGTTTCATTTGATCTATTTTTTATTTAAAATATCTTCTCCCCATTGTGTTGCCATCGCCTTAGCTATACCAGGGAAAGTCTTGGAACGTTCCTTTCCTGTTTCCGTTTTGTTATTTAGAAATGCATTTGCATACCATAACGGCTGCTTTTTTATTTTCCCAGTTTTCCCATCAACACACTCGTAAAACTCCCCTTTATCAACATGCGTAATACTATCTTCGAACAAATCAACCTGTTTACTATGATAAAGTTTAGGTAAGTTTTTTAACCATAAACAAGTCGTCTTCTGCGCCTGATCACCGAAATAGTAAGGTTGGATGATTTGATCAGGTTTTCTATACAATTTGCTCATAATGCCAATTGGGTTTTCAATTGCAATTCTTTCAATACCAGCGTTAGCGAGTGCCATGAAAAAATCGATTCCTTCTTTTTGTCTGCCGTCTGCTCTTTTCTTTTCAAAGTGTGCAGCACCACTAACTGCTAAATGTGTACAAGGTGGAAAGCAAACAATCATATCCCACTTGTCAATAAATACCATTTCTTTTGATTCAGTTTGCAAATACCCCCCCCCCGCAATTACTTTGAAAATATCTTCGTTGAAATGCCATTCAGGATGCCCACCTGAACACTCCTGAATATCGCAACTGAACGCATCAAAGCCTAGCTTTCTAAATTCTATACAAACCGCTTGGCTTTCTTCGCACCCTAATAATATCTTCATAGTTTTATCCCTTTACGTTCCATAATAATGTCGATGCAAGCAGCCTGTAAGTCCTGAACCTTCATTGCCTTACCAATATTTTGAAAGGTGTGCAAGAACATTTGACAACCTTCTTCAAGCTGATCAATTAAAACATTCAATTCTTCGTTGGTAAGGTCTGTTAGTTTTTTAGGCGTTGTAAGTGCTTGCATACGTTTACATTTGAATCATAAATATAGTACAAATATTTATACTAAAATGTGCTTTGTATTTTTTAAGGTTTTTTTAATAACTGTGTTTGCTACGATTGCTGCCCAGGGTGATCTTAGTATCGACACCGCCTTTTTGGTATTGCTGGAACTCCCCGGCGTATGCGTAACAAATCATGTAATCCATTGAATCCGAACAGTGGCCATACTTTTCAAAGCTAATGCCCGTGTCGGGGTGCTTTTCCTTAACCTTGGCCTTTGTGCCGTCCTGGGCTTCTTTCAGGTACATAAGGTCGGAAATGCTCTTATTGCAGTTGTCACCAATGATAATTTCCATGCCACATTGATTGTGTTGGAACACGGCATTGATGAAGTTACCCCGCATTACTACAGGCGGGGCAGACTTGGCCACGCGAAGGGACGGTTTGTATTGCCCCAGCGCGCGCATGATGATCACAAAGTCGTTGTGGCCTTTCTCGGTTCGGGTGTCTTCCTGCATGCCGGATGGATCCCCGTATATGAACAAGCCAGCTTTGTGGCCAGGGTATTGGCGCATGAAATCCCTGCAGACATTTTCCGTTCGGTTGTTTGGGGTTGGTAGGGTGATCTCGTTTATTTGCCTGGCCACCTTTCCTTCCAATTGCCAAATGGTCGCGGTCATGTAAGGGTTAACGTTGAAGTCAAAGGAAACGTGCAGCGGCATGTCGGGGTTGTACCGCACCGGGGCAGTGTTCTTTACCCGTTGGAATAGTTTGTAGAAATTTCCGCCCGTTTGCTTGCGCGTCCACAATCCCTTTGAATAAACGCTGTATAAGTATGTGTTGGTGTCTTTGTACCCTTCGATTTGCGCTTTTACGGCATCGGGCAGCCATCTATTATCCTGGTAGACTGAATGATGCACCGTAACACTGAATTCAACTTCCCTGCCTTCAACTTCGATGCTTGTGGTGGTTCTGTATGATAGTTCGTTGTGATATTCAAAGAAACGCCGCCAAAACCAGTTCTCTGTATAATCGCCTTCTATTTCAGGGTTGATGGTGAAATACTCCTGCAGGCGGTCGGCTTTGTTGGAACGGATGGTTAGTGATATGGTTGCAAAGTCTTCTTCTTCCGGCACATCTTCTTCATACCAAACGCAGGTGGGGTCTTTAATTGATTTCAAGCTGCCGGGGTCGTCACCACCGCGTGCCAAGAACCTATTGCCATTTATGCAGACGATGGCAAGGGGTGAAACCCTGAAGGTGAATAAATCCTGTAACCCCAGGGTATAAATGGTTTGTTTTAGATTCTCATAACTCGATTCCTGGATGGTGTTGTATTTCTTCCGGTAAAGTATGCATTTGAAATATCGGTGGGTTATGCAGTTGTAAACAAGCTGTTTTGCTACATAATCAGATTTTCCCGAACCACGGGAACCGTACAGGATGACATACCTATCGATTGTCTTGGTTAGCGGCACAAACTTGTCGTTGATGATATTTCGCCATTTTGGCCACACTACTTTTATCATTCGTCATCTTCGTCGGGGTGTTCCACGATTATAGTACGTTCGGTTATATTCAACTCCTGCTTTGCTTTTCCGTATGCTCTGTCCATTAGTATTTCGGCTGCCCTTACGTCCCCGGCGATTGCCTTTGATCGCAACTTGGAAAGGATGGCCTGGGCTGCAGTCATCCCATCCCGAACATCGCCCAGCACTTCGGCCATTAGAACGTCCAATTGGGGCAGCTTCTTAGGTCTGCCGTTAGGGTTTCCTGACTTGCCTTTTGGGAACGGAACAAGGTTTTCAGGTTTCCCCTTTCGGACGGTTGTTTTCCCACTGTTTTTCATAGGGTTACTTTGTAGTGTTTTCAGTGAACTTTTGAGTATCGGAATCACTAAGCTGCTGCCCGTTTCTTTTAATCACTAAGCTGCTGCCCGTTTCGGCCATTAACTTGATCATCCTGGAAACTATCACATCGCAATATTTGGGGTCAAACTCCACCAAATATCCTTTCCTTTGAAGTTGTTGGCAGGCAACCATTGTTGTCCCTGAACCGCCAAATGCGTCGGCAACAATATCACCCGTTTTGCTGCTGTTGCCTATTTGGTACCCGATCAATGGCACTGGTTTCATAGTGGGATGTTCTTTGCTCACCCTTGGACGTTCAAATTCTAATATTGTTGTTTGTTTCCTGTCGCTGTACCATCCGTGCGCACCACCATCCTTCCAACCATATAAACAAGGCTCATGGTGCCAATGATAGTCTTGTCTGCCCATAACCATCACATCCTTTTTCCAAATAAGGTTTTGTCTTGGGGTAATACCGGCATCTTTCATTGCCTTTCTGAAATTAACTGTTTCCATATCGGCATGCCAAACATACCAAACGCCGCCTGCTTTCGTGTAGCTTCCCAGGGCAGTATAGAAGTCATAAAGGAATTGGTAGAAAGATTCGTCGTCCATGTGATCGTTCTGAATAGTAAGCCCATCTGTTCTTCGGTGCAGTTTTTTAAGTTCTGTACGATCACCACCTTGGTAATTGACATTGTAGGGTGGGTCAGTAACAACCATGTCGGCCATTTGCCCAGCGAATAGTTTTGCAAAGGTGTCTGTTTGGGTACTATCACCGCAAATCAACCGGTGTTCATTTATTTCGTAAAGGTCGCCCAATACAGTTATGGGATCCTTTGGGGTGATTCCATCGAATTCATCTTCTTGGGCTTCATCTTCCACTTTGAAGTCGGGAATATCTAAACCCCATTCGGTCAGCTGTTCCACATCCCAATCATTCGCCAGTTCGTCCCAATCCCACTCACCGAATCCAACGTTGTCTTTGATCAGGAATTCGTTTTTCTTTTCTTCCGTCCAATCGTCTGCTAGCATAACGGGCAGTTCTTTCAGTCCTATTTCCTGGGCTGCTTTCAGTCGCATGTTCCCGCCAAGTACAACCAGCTTTTTGTCTGTATCGGTGAAACAGATAAGTGGTCGTTTTTCTAGCATTTCGGGAAACTCGGTCAGGGATTTAACCAGCTTTTTAAATTTGTCGTCTTTGATGACGCGTGGGTTTTTAGGGTTGGATTTTATCTGACCTATTTTTACACTTTTGATTTCAGTGAGTTTTGCCATAAAATAAAGTTAGTACAAAGTTTTAGTAATTTGTTTCATGTGGAACATTTTTAGAATGCGGCGATCTGCGCGGTCTGTTCTTTAAATCTTTTTTTAGCACCGGCGTAATATATGGGGTCTAATTCACACCCGGTAAAATATATGGTGCCTTTGCGATGTGCAGCGATTGCGCTGCTTCCGGACCCAAGATGGGTGTCTAATACCAAAGAGCACGGGGTTGCGTATTTATCCAAAAGCCACCTGTACAGTTCCACTGGTTTCTGTGTTGGATGAATGCGGCGTTCGTTTTTTTCTTTTATTGGGTTCATTACTTCTCCCTGGTTCATCGATTTTCCTTGCATGAATCCGTTCCACATAAATTTGTAAATAAAGGATTCAATATTGAAGGAAGTCCATATTAACTCGCAGTCGTTGAAACCTGTGGTTCCATTTACCTTATCCCAAATGATCCATCCGGTTGGGTTGTCTTTTATGAACTGTTGATATTCTTGCCTGCGGGGTTATTTCTGCGGTTCCCCTATTTGCTCAAAATAATTAGCGCCGAACACGATCTGATTCTTTGAAACCCGGAACAGTTCTTTAAAGTAATCCTGGGTTGGGATGGGTTGATCCCATAAGGCCATGTGGTAATCATTTGATTTCGCCATCCTTCCACGGATTTTATTTCTTCTGTGTGAATTACCGTTTATCCCATAAGGCGGGTCTACAATGGCCAGGTCGAATGAGTTATTCGGGATCCCGGCCATATACTCCATGCAGTCAATATTTAACAGTTCAATCATAATTAACTAATCCATTTTATTAATCGATTCCAAAATGTATTGGATTGTGCTTCTATAAGTTCGTTGTATGCCTTCTTCCAATTATCGGAAACCTGCTGCACATTATTAAGGTCGGATTTTAAACGTTCCGCGTCCTTTTCATAACGATTCGCAAATTTGACAAAATCATTACAAGTCTTATGATAAACATCCGCCAGTTCTTTGTTTTTATCTGAAAGGTGATCATAGGATTCCCTTAATGCTTTCATTTCATTGTACAGCTTCTCCCTGGATGCGGACGTTGCTTTTTGTTGTTGGATGGCATACACACGATCCGCATTTGCATTATCGACGGCGGTTTCCATTTTGGTTACTTTCCCTTTCAGGATGGCGATTTGTTTTTTTGCGGCCGCCAATGTTAGTGCTGGCTTGGCTTTTGTTTTAACGGGTTGTTTCATATACAGTTGTTTTGTTGATTTAATCTTCATTCTCATCCAATGGGGCAGTCTTTGTTACCCAATACATCAATCCGTAAAATAGAATAATATAAATTACAATTGCGGTTGCCCAAGGGTGGTTTTGGATGAAGTGCATCATAAGTGTTTGTTTTAAAATCCATATACTAATGCGGCCGCGTCCCTTGCGTCCTGGTTCGTTCTACCTTCCCACTTCGCTAATCTAAAAAGCGCGTTGTTTTGCTCTTTGCTTCGGGAAGGCTTGATTGCCCGGTAACGTATGTTGTTCAGATCACAATACTGAATAAATAGGTGGCTGATCGTTTCGCAGGCACCGACGTTCTTGGCAATCTTCTCTCGGACGTTGGCACCCTGGGCTTTGTGGAAGTTGCTTTTTCTGTTCAACCATCCGCATTCGATGTGCGCCATTCCTTTCTGATCCTTCACAACGTCCAGCAAATGCATCACTTCAAAGAAATTAACCGACCGGCATTCCAACAACTTCTTTTCTTGCGCATCCCAAATGGCAATGCCTGATTTATCTGTGTCGGGGTCAATTCCTAAATATATGCGCGTGGTGATCATTAAATATTTTTTAGTTACTACAAGCGCAGTTGAAAGCTGGCTTCACTTCATTTAGGTCGTACCCTTTAAAAAGATTGTTTTGAGCTGCATTTCTTAACTGCTCAATAGTAACATTTTCAAAATATGTGTGTCCACCAAACTTCCCATGTTTTTGGGCTTCGGCTTCGTCTTGAATCCACGGCTCAGCTAATTCTGGAAATTCTCTCAGAATTGCTATAATAGCATTTTTCCCTTTCATAAAACATAGGGTGCAGTTTCCTAAAATGTGTGGTATTTCTAAGTCATAAGGCTTTTTACTGAAGTAATCCAAGATCATTGGTTTTGTTATCCCATCATGAAACAAAGGGTACATATTTATTACTTTTTTATAATAAATTTTATTTTTCATCCTATGTGGTTCATCTGCTCTGAATCCTATGAAATTTTCAAAAGTTTGTATTCCGACTGACCTTAAATAGCGCTTGCAGGTTTTAACTTTCAGTTCAATTGTACAGAATCTTTTTACCCTGTTAGGGATCGCTTTATATTTTTTCTTTTTTAGCATTTCGGCAAATGCATCCTGTGACATATTTAACGATATTCTAATAACAGGTATTCCCTCAAAGGCTTCAAAGTCATTAATAAATTTATAAGTCTTAGGATGCTCACGGCCTGTATCGGTAAAAATTACCAGATCCCCGGGTTGCCAATATTTTATAACCATGTATGCAGAAGTTCTGCCACCTGAAAAATTAAAAACTCGTACCATTTTTATTAAAATTTATATATAAAGTTATAAATGTTACACATATTACAGGCTTAAAATAGGCTTAAAATTACTTTTCTCGCATATCCTTCACCGTTCCTAAACTACCTGCAAAACTATCAAGCGCGGTTCTTAACTGATCTTCTGCCGTTGTTCTGGTATTATCACCTAATCCGCTGTATTGCGCGTGTTCTTCTTCACGTATTGATCGGAGTGATTGAAACCTTTCTTCCCTGTACAATTCAAACTTTTCCATAAACTTGGGAATATCCATTGATTCGTACAACACCCCATATTCACCGCGCGTCAACTTTTGCATGAATAGCATTAAATCTTCCAGTGCAATGTTATCTTCCCCGCAGGTTTCGATAATGGCATCCGATAAATCCATTATTTGCGCCGCCGTCATTGGCCTGTTTAAGTTCATGCTTTCCATTGCCATTGTAATCCCAGCCGTTACAATAGAAGCAGCCTTTAGGTAATCAACCTTTGCTATTTCAGGCAACCGGCAATTGGATGGTATTTGAAGCAATGCCTGGAAGTTCACGGATCCGCTGGGGTGTTTGTAAGATTTAAGTATTAGGTTAATTTCCTGCCTATTGCCCGACTCCATAGCGTTTAGTAAACTCTGTTTGTACTTGCTCACGGAGTGATTGTCCGTTTTTATTATGTTGTTTTCCATTTGGTAAGGGATTTTTTATTTTGTTGTAGAATTCCTGGATGTTGTTTGCAATAGATTTAATCGGCTTATTTATCCAAAATGATTCTTTTTGAACCTGATCTGCAATTAACTGAAGGGTGTTTAAAATTTTAGATTGGAAGGATTCATCTGTAATATCCAAAACACCAGCTTGCTTTGTCATAAAGTTTAGGATAACACCCATGCCGTGCGAATCGTTTTTCAAATCCTTTGTGTATAATGGGAATGATTGATACCAAAAATTTGTCATTTGCGGAATAATGAAATTTTTATAAGGTTCTTCCTTATCCATTTCCTCATCCTTATCCATTTCCTTATCCATAACCATTTCCTTGTCCCCTTGCAAGGGGCTTGTAAGGGGCTTAATTTCTTTTTCTAATAACTTATATTTTTCTAAAATTTTTATTACGCCTGCATGGGCTTTGTTGTTTTCACTTAATCCGCTAGGGTATTGGAACTCAATAAATGAAGGAATAAACCATTTTGAACCTCCATCAAAAACTTTTATTTTATCGCCAAAAATTTCAATTGCTAATTTTTCAGTGATTGTTTCTCCTAATCTAATTTGGGCAACTTCAATATCTACCTGCCAAACTCCAGCATGATCGCAATCATCGCATATGTAAATCCAAAGGAGCTTATAAGCACCTGGCATGGATCTTATGAATGGCTTTTTCCATTTTTCAGTATCCGTGAATCGTTTAGCCATTGCGATGCCCCTTTTGCACATTGGCCTTAATCGTTCTCATCCGGGGGGATGTTACTATGTTTCGATGCTTCATAAAAAAAATAGCCCTGACCTTTGGTATTGCGCACCGCCGGTCAAGGCATTAAAAATTACTAATCCAGTTTTACCGCGCAATAGTACAACTGGTTTGTCTACCAAATATAACATAAGTTACATAAATAAAGAAAAAATTTACATAATTTCTTTGAATTGGCTGTCAGCTTTGCTGGCGCGCTTGCGGAAGAACCCTGCGTATTGTGGGAACTCGCGTTCAAATAGCCTGGAATAGTAAGGCTTGGCGTTGTTGTTGATCTTGAAGTCGTCGTCACCGGCGGTCACGGCTGTTTCCCATCTTAGGACGTTGAAAATAAACTCCGCGCTGAAGTGGGTGAAACCCCGTTCAATAGATCGCAGTGTGTACCGGCGGAATAGTTCATAAATCTGCGGGTTTTGCTCATGGTAATCCCTAAACCATTTGAACTCTTCGGTTTCTAAGGCATCAAATAAGGTTAGCATAATTAATTGTCTAAGGTGATTATAAAATAAAAATATCCAGGTAAATGCTTTATGTCATTCGTCCATCTCTTTTGAAGTTCACGCCTGCGTGCGCGGTAAGTAAAACGGGAAGTTTTTTTCAAGTCCAGCCCATCGTATAGTTTGATGGTTCCGGACAACTCCTTCCCGTTTTTACCGTCGACATTCTTAGGCATGCCCATGAACAGATTTTTTAGGGTATGCGTGGTCGTACCGCTTTTTAACTTCCTTGGATTCAAATGGAAGCAATGCAACAACGTCGTGATAGCCTATTTTAAGGGGATCGTCGCAAGGTGAATCCTTCTTATCGATTAGCTGATCGATGCAATGTAAAACCGTGGTGTGGTCTTTTTTACCATAGAAAGCACCAATGTATTTGCAGGACATGTGGACGCAGTTAACGTATGCCAGTGCGATGGCCAATTGTCGGGCAAATATTACCGGCCTGGTTCGGTCTTTACTAATAAGCTGTTCCAGGGTTACATTGTAGTAATCGCAAACCACTTGGTTTATTTTTCCGAAGGTATCTTTTCCGAAGCTGATCTTCGGGGTTGGGTACCGGGTGTCGTTAATAAAGAATGCGTAATTTTCCATAAAATTTATTTAAGGGTTACAGCAATTGATGTGGTGGAAGATTTCGATGGTGGGTAAACAGTGTATGTTTCGCCGCTTTCCGGATCCGTTACGATCAGGCCGCTTTGTGGCGCGTTTTTCAATAGTGCCTGGCGTGCCTTTACTGATTCGGTAATCTGTGCTAATTCAGCTTCCAGTTCCGCCAGCTTCGCATCGTTGCATTGGCTGTAATCATATTTAACACCCACTTCTTTACGTTCAAACTTTGCGTTTTGGTACATAAAGGATTTACCACCCTGCTTGTCGCAGTCGTCCATTAAGTTCTTTTTGAAGCAATCGTTGCCGGTGATCTGCTTGATGATATCTTCCGCACATTTCAGTTGCAAATGCACTTTGATAGGGTCAAGTTTCCCGTCCTGTACTTGCTCAATAATTTGATCTACAAATTCTGCACGCGCTTCCTTTGTTGTTTCAAAAAGGCTAAGTGCGTTTGTCGTTAATAATTCCATGATGTTCGTTTTGTAGGCTTTGCGCCATTTTTAATTGATAGGATTCTAATGTAAAAAGTTGTAAAACATTGGGTAATGCTTCGGCGTCCGTTCTTATCGATTCAAGCAGGGTTTTAAAACCTAGGTTGGTAATCAATGGCCGCTTCGCATCACCCAATGGTCGGTGATTATAAAGGGTTATGCGGCCTTGCTCACTTCTGCAAATCTTAACTTGGCGGCCGCCTGGAAGTTTGGGCTTTTCACCACTTCTTCCGGCAATATTTCCTTTAGCAGTTTTAATTCTTCCACCGTGTCACAAGCTGCGAGTTTCATTACTGCGTCACTTACCGGATCCACCGCTTCAATACCGCTTTCGCACCAATCCAATATCATGGCACCTGTTTCTTCCGAAGGTATAAAAGAAGGTCTGCCAGCAAATAGGTTTGTTCTGTCCTTGCTGGGCAGTGCGTTGTGGTTCTGATCAAGCTGAAGGTTTACGGTTAACTCATATTCAAATCCTTCGCGGGTGATTTCTTTTAAACCAGCCTTTTCAACCTTCACCTTCCCGTCGTTGCCCTTTGTCATTTCGTAATCCTGCTTGCGGCGCACCGTTGTAATGATGTGGCATTTGGATGCCAATAGGGCTTCAATGAATGCATTGTGACGTGGGGTAACTTTTGCCCAATCCTGGTACTTACCGCCAAGGCTGTCCATGATTTCTAAACATCCGCCTTTGCCATCCCATTCGTGGGTGATGCTGTCGATGATGATCACTTCCATTCCTGCAGCTTCGCAGGCCTTAACCGCTTTGATGTAGTTTTCAGGGGCAAAGGGTGGGGCTAATGGTAGAACGTTGTAATCCCCAAGGTGTGCGTAAAGGTCTGCGCTGTTGTTTTCCGTGTCGATAACGGCCACCTTTGAAAGATCGCCGCCGCAGAGTCCTTTAGCGATTAGAATGGCACTGTAGGTTTTACCGCCACCACTTACTGCAGATAACCCCAATCTAATTTTTGCTTTTTTTCGGGTTGCTTTTCTAAGTTGCATTTGATTTTATTTATTTGTTAGTAAAAAAATAGCCAAAGAAGGAAGGCCAAGAAGGCCAGGTATTTGATTGTTTCCCGATTGACCGTTGGTTTATCAAGGTCGTCGGGATGTTTGCTGTTGTAGGTCATAAGGATAAATTGAAGATGCTTTTCAATTCGCGATCCAATACATCGGGCATCATTTTCATTAAAGTCTTATCGTAGTATGAAACCAGGCGGGTTTTCAATACGCGAAGATGCGCCTGTTTAGTAACCAATTGTTCCCTAGTGTTCATCAACTTAACGGGATGGTAAGGGTTGGGGCTGTTGTCGTAATGGTAAAGGTTGCTGCGCACCTGTTCAGCGCGAAGGGTGACTTCATGTATCATTTCCAATATGGCGATACATTTCTCATGGGCTGCAAAATGAATTCTAGTTTTCATCGAAGTAAAATTTATGGTTAGTAATTATCAACGTTGTGGTGGGTTTCGCGTTCATACAGTTCGTCTGCGAATAGTTCTTCTAAATCAACAAACTGTTGGCAATATTCTATTATTACCCTTTCGCGCCATTCTGTGCAAATGTACTTGGTATTGAAACCGCGATCGTTTATTGTAAGGTTTTTAACCGATAACTCGCCGTATTTATCCCGGCTAATTGTGGCAGAAATCTTCTTGCCGTAATCGTTTGTAAAGTGTACCGCAGTTGTGATTGGACGTGGCATATTTGGTTCGTTTATAGGTGCAATTTAGTACAAACAATTGTACTTGTGAATAAATAAATTATTTTTAAGGTTATTTTAAGGTGGGACAAAAAAAGGCCAGGGTGGAAACCCCGGCCGCTTGCTTTTTTACTAACGATTGCATCTATGAGAAAGTTCCAAAATCACTTTTTTCTGCCGCCCCCATCCTGATCATTTCGGATTTTAGGCGTTCAATACTTGCTTTGTTAAAAATATAACTATTTTCCATTGTTATCCAATCAAAGTTTTTCACAAGGAACCAATCGGCGTTCATTGGATGTATTACAAAGGCCACCATCCTGGTTTTAACCCATTTCTTTGATCTATTTAATATGACCTGGGCTTCGGGCATTGTTATCCATTCGTTCATAGTTAGTTCATTTTTTCCCACCCTAGTTTCGGGCAGTATTTCCAATTAAAAATACTTAATGTAAACTTCCCGCACCACCAAGCCACCTGTCCCTTAAAAGACCACGCAAAGTAGAAGGAGAAGAAACGGATTGAAAAACCAGGCATATCATACATGGGTGCGTCCCAAATAAAGCGGATTTTATCGTTGATCTTGTATATTTTCATCGCTAAAACTTTACTTTTTGCAGTTCCTTGGCTAATTTCTTGGCTTCATCCTTCATTGCCTGCTTTTCTTCCGGAGTGAAGTCCAAAGGATGCCCATTCCCATCGATGCCCCGCATCTTATGGTAAAACCGTGGCACACCTGGCTCTATACGATCAAAAAATTTGCCAGCCCTGATTAGGGCAAAAAAATCATCCTTGGTCATACTAATTTATTAAATCTTCGATTGTGATATCAGACACTTCTATTTCTTCATCCTTCAGCTGCCTGCGGCGGATCCTGAAACCGGCGGCAACCAAAACAATGCCATATATAATCAATAAGGCAATTGTAAACATGGTGTTCTCTTCCATAATTGGTTCATTTGGCACAAACTTAGTACAAATGTTTGTACCACCCCGATTTTAAGCTAATTTTAATGTGGACAAAAAATTGCCCACCGTAGAAACGGCAGGCCTAACAAAACAACTGTATTGAAAACAGCGATTAATGCACCAAGTAATAATCGAAGGTGTGTTTATTCACCGTATCCTTATTGGGCATCGAATAGATTTCACTTTTGCCATTGTACCATATCTCTTTGTCGCAATATAAAGGGATCGTCACCTTATCCTTCCCCATATACCCATCAATGCCGTGCCATCCTATTTTAACGCGCACGCTGCCGAATTTAACGGCCAATTCGCGCACATAGTTTTCCAGGGCTAACCAGGTTAGGCGGTTAAGGTTTGGACGTTGTGGGAATATATTTGCTTGATCGAATGAATTGAACTCGTCGGTTTTATTTCCGTTCTCGTCGCTGGCATTGCATAAATGCCCCTGATCATACCCCGATGCGTGGTAATCCCTGTTTTCATTGATGCGTCCGCCGGTGGCATGGAACGTCGCCGATCTTTCCGCATCCTTCGCGTGCGGTTTGGCTACATATATCACACTGTCCGGAATTAGAGTTTTTGGATTCCAATACGACGTGTAACCGGGGTACTTAACGATTTGTTGCTGGGCTTCTAAAGAATTGGATAAAAGTATCAATATTAATACCCATCCGCTTGCTTCTAATATTTTTTTCATTGAATGACTTTTATTGATGAACTATAAAGGCTTATAAAATTATCCTTTGCTTCTTCGGTATTTTCCTTCGGATTAGCCACCCACTTTTGTTCATATAATTCATAAAGCGGTGTCGCGATCAATTTAAGTGCTGGGTAAGGGATCCCCTGGGGTGTGGTCGTATCTCTAAACATCCCACGTTGTTGCACCTTGTGGCATAAAAAATCAAAGCTGGTTTTATAGCCGTCCGCATTAAAACAAATAAATCGCCTGGTATCTCCTGCACCGTCAGTTTTAACGGATGTGCCAATTACGTTGCTAAGATCAAGACCCGTCCATTCGGCGTTGTCTGCCTGCAGGCCAATGTAATTGTTATTCACCCCTGATTTGCCGTTGGCAGATTCATTGCGAAATATCACATATCCCATTCTTACAACTTCAATAGGATATTTACTGATCAATGATTTTGCAAAGAAAACCACGGTCGGCATATCCACGGACGTTTGCTTGTAAGGTATTTCAGGGAACTGCGGATAAAAGTTTTTTATACTCATATAGGAAGTTTAAATTTTGAATAAAGCCAAAAGGCATTCGTACCGGCAATTACAACGCATGCGCCTATAAAGTACCAAATCCATTTGCTTATTTCTTTATCATTTTTTTGATACATCGTGGTTAAGTCCACAATGTTTTGATTGGCTGCAGCTTTTTCGCGGTTTAATTGCGCGATGCTATCCACATCAATTTTCAAAAGTTGTTTGTCATTAATAAAGGCCGTATCTCGTAAAACAATGTTTTTATACACTGTTTTTGTAATTGTTAAAGTATCGTGGTGGTGAATGGTGTCTGTAACCCAATTGTAATGCCACACTGTGTCGCCGGGTGCAATTATTGTATCAGGTGCAGATTTATGGAAGGTATCATTAGCACACGGATGCAGCGCGTTCCATTCCTGACCTATCTTATTGAAAGATGGCGTTGTCGTCCGAACTAACTGTTCCGCTTTCTCGATCTTCCTGGCTGGGTTACATGCCCAAATGATGATCAATACAATGGATAATAATATTGTTGTTTTCATTTCGTTGTTTTTGTAAGTAGCAATGCACCTTATTTACGATGCATTGCTTTTTAAATTAAGGCTTCTTCGGGGCAAATACTGCCTTAAAAAATATCCAAATAGTATGTGCGATCCCGTTTGCAGGAACATACTTATCAGGAATTAAAGACATTACTTCCGAAAGAATCAAGCACCATCCAACAATCTGTGCGGCAAAAGGCCACTTGCCTTCTAAGATTGGGATCCCTGATTGGATCGTGTGAACTAAGGTTGAATCCTGCGCGAAAGTCACTGAATACATAATAACCAGTAACAGGGCAGTTAAAACGATTTTAACTTTTTTCATGTTTGTTTGCTTTGTTGTTTATAATTATTGATTAAATCCCTTTTCCGACGGTCATTACGACCTGCGATGTTAGCAAGCGCGCTGTTCCTTTGAACACTTCGCCCTGCAGCTGCCAATCGCCCACAACGTCCAAATCTCCAATGGCGGTTGTATATGAAATAACATTCCCTGTGATCGTTCCGCTCCACATCCCAAATGAACCATTAGGTTTTACATACAGAATATTTGCTGTCGTCGCCCCGGTTAAAGAATCGGTCGAAGTAAGTTGTATTTGAATGGTTGTGCCTTGGAAGATCATAAAATATAAATTGATGCGTTAAAAATTTGTGGTGTTCCAACCGTTGCCGATTGGATTGATTGCATTGTTACGGACGGTTGATAAATGCCTGGTGTTACAACTGCGTTTGCCTGTACCGATTGCGTCCCCACGGTTGCCGACAGCATCGATTGCATGGAAACAACAAATTTGTATTTCGTAACTGAACTTAGATAAATAATGCCTATATCATATCCCGAAAGAAAAAATGAACCAACCGTAACATTGATGGTGTAAAAATGAAGCCCACCGCCACCCTTCGTTAAGGTTGCCGCATTGCCGGTCATAGAAAACACGCCCGTCGTTACTGTTGTCTTATGGCCGAATCTAAGCCCCGTCGTGCCGCCCGAAAGCGCAAAGGATCCATTCGCCAGGGATGTCGTCCGTCCTGCCCGTATTGCTGCCGCGTTGCCCGTTAATGCAAACGTTCCTGTTGCCGCGCTTAACGTCTTTGTTAAAGGCGCATAAGTTAACGTGGAATTGTTCCCGGTAAAGTTGAAAGTTCCAACCGTTGTCGTCGCCTTATTTCCATGCGCGATCGTGGCCGCCCCTGCCGAAATGGTAAAGGCGCCAACCGATGCCGGAAGTTTATGCCCCTGGGTTATTGTTACGTTTCCGCCAAGTAAAGTGAACGCTGCAACTGCTGCGGACATAACATACCCATGCGTTACCGTCTCAATATTCCCCGTTAAAGTGAATGCCCCGTTTGCCAATGGCAATGATCTTTGTATCGTTGGGGTTAAATTATTCCCCGTTAATACAAATGTGCCAACGTCCGCATCCTGAACCGGTGCATCGAACATCCACTTGCGCCAAATATCCCCATCCGCAATGTCTCTGTCAAAGAACTCGATTTCCTTCCTGGGCAACATTGAACCGCGAGCGCCTTTTGCTTTAGCGCGGAACCCGAAACCAATGGTTACCCTATTTAATAAATCAAGCATTTACTATCCTTGTGTCCAAACTATCTGTCCACTAACATTGGAAGCCGTGGTTGTATTTGGAATGAAAATTAAAAAAGGAACGGAACCATTAAACATTCTTGGGAATCCACTTGTCACGGCATCGATTGCATTTGGCGTTGCGTTGTTTAGAAGTTCTAATGCCGCCAATACACGATATGCCACAAGGTTGATCGTACCTGAAACCCAAGAAACGGAAAGTGTAAGGTTTTGAACAGAACGCACCCCTATATCCCCAGCCTGTAAACCAATAGGGAAGAACGAACCCGCTGCAGGACTGTTCGCCGTTGCAAAGCTGTTTGTTGCAGTATGCGAAGCTGTACCGCCTGAGTTAGTATAACCAATTGTAATGGTTGGGGCAGCTGCACCACATGCTGCAGATACTTCCAACCCCAACAATACACCATCCCCGTTTGTAGACCCATTAATATCCCTTGCAGGAAAAGCAGCCGAAGTCACCGTTTGCGATGTAGCTGCTGTGATAGTAAAACCACCGTTATGCCACAAACGATCGCACAAAAGAAGTGTGCCGCCAATGGTTGCCGCAGCCTGTAACCTTGCTAAATAGCTGTTACCACTTACCGGATCCACAAAGTTTATCTGTCCGTTAACGTTTGCCGACGTACTTGAAAGGGCAACACCCGCCAAGGTAGTGTCAAATGCACCCGCACCAGGGTTGCCCCCTAATCCCCACAATGACTGTGGCTTTCCGGCAACTAATGTCGGAGTGATTGCTTTTGCAAAATAACGTGGCCATTGCGCTCCGGCAATGACCCCGTCCAAAGTTGTTATTGCCATAATATTATGTTAATGATATTACACCATTAGTTGCATCAAATGATATTGTTAATGTTTCACCGTCGGCCAAGGTAATTGAACTACCATAATCATACCAGCCGATTAAATTCTTACTTGCTGCAGTATTATTGTACAATACTATGTACCTAAGAGGTCCAGTAGCACCACCAGTACTTGTCAATACAAGGTTGGTTAGTATTAGCTTATACAATCCTGCCGACTGTGTTGAGCTTGTCAACGTTATTACGCGAGTACTTAGAAATGTATAAGTTATCTCAGTAATGTTTGTAAGCAATGTATTTGTAGCCACAGGTGCCGTATTGCTAAGCGCAACCATTAACTGATCAGAACCTAAATTATGAACTTTGTTTGCTATATCCGCAACAAAGGCTTGGAATTTGTTAAATGATGCCATTTTATTTTATTTATTATTGTTTACGATCCTGTTTGTCTTTTAATGTTAATCTAACGTCGTTAATACCATCTTGCAACTTGTCAAGCTTATCGCTTATCGCTTGATCAGTCTTTTCCTTTTCATTCATTCTTATTTCTAAAGCCGACAATCTTATGTCTGTAGTTTTCCAAAACATTAAGATTGAGCCTATAATAAGTATTCCTATGCCTATTACTTCAACTATTGAAGCATATCTCCTTTCTTTTGATTCATTGATTCCCATTTCTTTTAGTATTAGTATTGGTTAGTATGATAAATTATTTTTGTTTTGATATATCTTTAGGTTTATCTGCAGGTTGAAGAAAAGTAAAATTCTGCAGCGGTGAAATAATATTTGCAAAAATAACTTTCCCACTCTCTGTTGTTACAGGTATATTCTCACGAATCATCGATACTATTCTTTTGTAAGTTGTAGTATCAATTTTGATCAAAATTGTGTCTGTTACTTTTTGTGCATTTACGTTCAATGTAATTAAAACTAAAATACCAATGATTACTTTCTTCATTTTTTGTTTTTTTATGGTTTATAAAATAATCTCCAACTTCCTTCAAAAAATATACCCCAAATAACTAGGTATATTGCTATATCCCAATACCCATAAGTTAGCCCATGAATATAACATGATAGACCAAATCCAATAACTAAGAATATCAAAACATACTTAGCTATATGAAAGGCATCTAATCTAACTAATCCAAAGGTTAAATGGATTG